ACTGGAATGCCTGGCCAAAGAACAGTTGGTTTGAAGTACGCTTCAAAGTTCCCTCAGCGCCTCCAGTGCCTGAAGGCTACCACGGTGCTTCTGTAAAGAAGGCCGACGACCCCTTACTGGAGACCACCGAAAACTTTGACGTGGCCCCGGATCCATTGCTGGAGAGCAGTCCGACTTTGCAGAATTACGGGTATGCGCCTAGTGAAAGCAAACCACAAGGTGACGACACTCTCCGAGCAAGCAACGCGGAAGTCCTGAAGCGGTATGATTACACTCCATTCAAGGACACCGAGAAAGCTCAATATTGGAAGAGTCCTATTGGGACTACAGCGATCTTGTATCCTGACGGGCACTGGCGACATTCCGCTGGAGATACTGTAGAGGGCACCCGGCCCGAAGAGTTGAACGATCGTCTTTTGAAATACCACCACAAAGTTGTCCCAAAGATGGGCAGCTCTGTAACTTCAGGAAACTAAGGTAGAGGAACATATGGCCACTCCTATTCTTACCCTTGCGAGTGCGAACGCGAAGCGTCTCGCTCTTCGCACAAAGATTGCCGCTCGCAAGACAGCCGAACCCATCCAGAAGGATATCGCCGAAGCCACGGCGGAGACCGTCAGCCCCGACACTGTTGATAAGGACATCGCTGTGCCTACCGTCTCCCTATGTGGAATTGGCGAGGGCAAGTACGCCCGCCTGAAGCAAGTTGCTGCTGAGGAACCCGAAGCCGCTTCCGAAGGTCTGGAGCAGGTTGGCAACGCATTTGGTGAGTTGGCCGACGCAGTTCAAAACCTCCGTGAGAATTTGGACCTGGCCCCGATTGGCGAAGGAGCACCGTTGAAAGAACGGATCGCTTCGTGGAGACGATTTGCCCATTCGTTCGTGCAGCTTGCCGAAGAGAATCCCCAAGCGTTGGAACAGGCAATCACCGAGGTCTACCAGAGCATGGACGAAGTAGCCGGTGCCTTGGAGAACTACGCTGAGAATATGGGGTTGACGTTGGAACCTAACGGAATGAACGAGCCGCCCGAAGTAGGTGGAGAGTTGCAAGAGCTGGGTGAGGAGAAACTCGAAGAAGAGAATCTCGAAAAGATACTTGAGGAAGAGCCGGTTAGTGAGAAGGAAGCGGCGGGAGCTAGTGCCGATGCATTCTCTAGTGACCGTGGCCACGATGGAAAGCCGGAAGTGAAAGAAGCCGCCGATTCCGGCAGTGAAGGCTTTGTCACAGACCGTGACGAGAAGGGTCAACCGAAAACTCCGACGCGCCTGGATGTTCCACGCCTAGCCGCCCGCGCAGCCTACATTATCAAGGTCGCACAAGAGGTCGCCGCGAGGCACAAGCGGGCTGGCGAAGATTACGGCAAGATGTGTAAGGGTTGTGGCAAGACGCTTGCCAAGGGTGCGAAGTGTCCTAACTGTAAATAACCCAATAAGACACAAATAACACGCATATTATTGATTCTGATCACTGACCTAACTCTGACAAAATAAAGGAGTTATAGGCGAAGCCTCGCAACTCCTCTCTTTCCAAGTATTTATCCCAGTTGTTAAAATGCCGACACCATCCCTTAATACTGATCTACTGGGAAATATCTAAAATCGGCTAAACATTGGGGAAACGGAGATGCTAGTGACAGACAATACCGCTTACCGAACCTCAGGTATGGCACAAGGCATCTACTGTTGGCTCAACACTTTGAATGGAAAGGTCTACGTCGGATCAGGACAGGATCTGGAGCGGCGTAGGGCCGAACATACCCGGTCCTTGACGGCAGGAACACATTTCAATCTTCATCTCCAGGCCGCCTGGAATTTGTACGGAGCGGGCGTCTTTAAGTTCATTGTGATCGAGGATGTCCCGGATCTTTTGTGGCTACGGGCGCGGGAGTCGGCTTGGATCCTTCGACTCCAAGCAAGTGTCCCAGCCTACGGTTACAACCACACCGGGGATGGGTGGTCTCCTAGTCCCACCACACAGGAAGCGCGGGCCGCGCTAAGGAAGGCGTGGGTGGGGCGGAAGGCACGGGGCGACTACTACAAGTTCACTCCGGAACAGACTGCGACGGCGGGTGCTCTAGGCCGCGCTTCTCTAAAGAAGAAGTGGCAAGATCCCGCATGGCGGGCAGATATACAACGCAAACAGAAGAAGGGCTGGACACCAGAAGCGCGTGCAGCCAAGGCTAAACAGTCCCGTGAATACGCTCTCGCTCACTCAGAAGAAATGGCGAATAGAGGGCGTAAGGGCGCAGCTGCGACTTGGTCCTAAAGTCATAGAAAGACAAGGGTTATCTATATCGCGGAAAATTCGGCCTATTTTGACTCAATCGTAGCGACCCGCGCCATGCGGTTATCCGAGGAAGACTCCCTTGAGGGTAACACTCTCATATCGTTAGAGACACAGGACGACATGGAGCCGTTGCGCAAGTACACTCTGGCTTACATTCTGGGAAACTTCGGCGAATTTTTGAAGATGTTGCGCTCGCTCAAGAAAGAGGATCAGGAACTCCTTCTGTCTTACTATCTCTTGAGCAAGACGCAGAACACCCTGGCGGCGATCCACAAGTCCACGCAGACAGTCTGTAGCTTCCGTATCCGTATGGCGGTGAAGACACTTGCGTGCTTCATAATGATGGGTGGAGCACCGACCGTAGAAATGATGCAGACGATCCTCACCCGCGCCGGGTTGGAAGATACTCTCAAGAAAATCGGGCTATCGAAGATCGTTGACTTGTACGTTCGAACCCACAACTTCCAGAAGATATCCGAGTTGCACCACTTGCATCGCCCGGACATCCGCCGCGCGATGAGTCGCGCCTCTAAGCAGCTGATGGAGTCCAAGGATCCGCAGGAACACGCTTTGGGTGCTTACATTCACAGTTTGATTGATAAGGCGAATCCAGCGGGGCAAGGTTTCAGCAAGAGGAAGATGCAGAAGCAGTGCCACATATACAGAACTGACCCTAAGTGCCTTGGTTCTTTTGTTATTGATTTGAACGATCCTGATTTTGATACTTTCTTTGTAAGTCGTGCGAATCGATAGTGACTTACGTTTTCCAACTTCCCAGTATTATACAGGGAGGTATAAAATGTTCGTCTATATTATCGTCAACGACGTCAACGACAAAATCTACATTGGAAAGACCCAAGGTCCGTGTCTCTCACGATATCTGAAACAAAAAATACATGACGTGAAGAAGGGTTGGAACGGAGTTTCCTATCTCTATAATGCCATGAAACATTACGGCTCGGAGCATTTCCATATTCACCCACTCATCTCCACCCTCGCAACCAACGAGGAACTCTGCTTTTGGGAGCGAGTATTGATTGCACAGTACGACTCCCAGAACCCGGATATCGGCTACAATATCTGTCGGGGTGGAGAAGGTCGTTCCGGGCCTCTATCACTTGAAGCCAAAGCAAAATTCAAAGAAGGAATGATGAAGACTTGGACCGATCCAGAAAAACGAACCAAAAGATTAAAGGCCATGAAAATCGCTCAGTCTAATCCAGAAAGACGCGCTGAGATAAGCAGACAATCCAAAAAGAATTGGGATACAGCGGATTCTGAAAAACGTGTTGAGATGATAAACAGGATAAAGATGTGTGCTGAAGATCCGGCCAATAAAGCAAAGGTTTTGATAGCCGGACGGAAACGTTGGGCGAAACAAGGCATGGTAGGAAAAGTTTTTGGCAAACTCATTGTCAAGTCTGAAGCGGGGCGCAACGAGAACAGCCAGCGACTATGGGGCTGTCTTTGTGCTTGTGGTGAGTCAACTATTGTCACAACGAATCAACTCAACATGGGTAACACTAAAAGTTGTGATAAATGCAAAGAAGGGTGTAAAGGCTTAAAATGGGTTCATAAAATGGAAAAAGAGGCTAGAATCCAGAAATCCGAGGTTGACAGATTTATCAAAGAAGGGTGGGAATTAGGACAAGCCTTCGCAAGAAGAAACAAAGCCTTTGTATATTACGCAGCTCAAGTATTAGACTGTTTATGATAAAAGGCCGTTACTTGGTGTATGAGCTTTGGCATCCAGATGAACTAAAGCCGTTCTATGTTGGGTGGACCGATACCTTCAAAAATCGGAATCGACTAGCCGAACATCTGAAAGACGGCAAGAATCCTGTTTCTGCAGGAAACCCGTTCAAGGCTCACAAGATTGCGAAACTTTTGAAGGAAGGTCGAGTCCCAACGTTTGTTGAAATTACCAGAATGGACTCGGAAGAAGATTCACTTGAGCTAGAAATAGCTTTTATCGCTTCTTGGGGACGACGTGACCAAGGACGGGGACCACTAACTAATTTGACGGACGGCGGCGATGGATTCCGAGGTCACCATACAGAAGATACAAAGGAGAGAATCCGGAAGCACTCTCTTGAGATGTGGCAAGATCCGAATTATCGGAGCTTAGTTATTCAGGCCCAAACAGCCCGCTGGCAAACTACTCCAGAACTAAGACAAAAGTTTCAGAAAAGATTCGCTGGAGAGGGTAATCCGTTCTATAGAAAAACACATACTCCGGAAGCTAATCGGTTGAACGCTGAGGCCCACACCGGAGTAGAAGTTTCCCCCGCTACCCGTATTAAATTGCGCGACTCCCACAAAGGGCGAAGTCATTCAGAAAAACACAATCGAAACGTGGGTGATGCTCTCCGCAACGTTCCTAAATCTCCTATCCACATCCAACACTTGCGTGAGGCCGCGTTACACCGTCATGCGGAAAGAAGGCAAAATGCTTCTGCAATACGGTGATGTTTCTTCGTTACAGGGTGCCCCCTGGTTTATGCTAGAATTGAGATCCGAGAAAACTATAGAACCCACTCTACGACGTCTGGGAAAATCGGTACCAGGGATTTTTCAATCAGATCCAGTGGAATTTTTTGTCCCAGTGTTTAAGCGAGATCTAGATATTTTTGAATTAAAGACCTCTAATTTGATTTTTGTCCGAAGCAAGAATTTCCAGGCTATGCTAAGACTTAAAACCGTAACTGGGATAGTGTGTATCATAACCGAAGGTGAATCCAACCGCCCCAACAAAGCTATCCCGGTGCAAGATGATTACGTGCAAGCCGTTATCAAAGAGGCCGAAACTGAATTCCAGGACCGGGGTAAGGGGATCGGTGTGGGTTCATTCGTCCGTATTCTGAACGGTCCCACTCGTGATTACTGTGGTCACGTGGAAATCAGCAATGATGGTGTCGCTTGCGTCCGCGTAGATCTGAAAACGAAATCGCTGCTAGTCGAAACCCCCATACGTAACCTACTGAATCTCTCACAAGTGCCCCCCAACCAGCGGGTTTTCTACTATTGTGATCTGGTAGCCGAGCTTGCGAAGGACGGTCTGTTGCATCTCATAACTGAAGATCTGAAGTTGGACGAAACCACCCCGGCGATAGAGAATGTTACCGAAGGTGATGGCGTAGAAGAGCCGCGTCGTCATAGTCGTCAGCGGACCGTGACGGCGTTAGTAAAGAGAATGATTCTCATCGAGAAGAAGTACGATCCGATGGAGATTGCCAATGCCGTTGTATTAGCGTTGAAGAAGAGAGATATCAAGGCACCGAAAAATCTATTTATTGTTTACTGCACACCAGGTGATACAATGATACAGGGTCCCGTACCCTTCGCTGCTGCGGAACAACAAACGAGAGTTTTGGACCACGAGGGCAACTTCAGCGACATAACTGCACATATCGAGAGACCTTACGTTGGTCCTTTGAAGAGAATCACTTTTCTGGGTAATCTTCCGCTAGAAATTACACCGGAACACGAGATTCTGGTACTCCGTACCAACAGAAAGTACCTGGTAAAAGGGAAGAGATATCCCCTGCGTCCGCATTGGGACAAGCAGGGAGGAGGCTGGAAACGAGTTTGGGTTCCGGCTTCGGAGGTTTTAGAAACAGATTTTGTTCTTTGTCCAGAAAACCTTCCGGGAACTACGGCAAGACCCGAATTTATCATCTCACAGCATCCAAATGCAAAGACGGTTGTTTCTGAGATACGTCCAGATGAAGATCTAGCCTGGCTGTTTGGTCTATACATAGCGGACGGAGGGATATCCCGTGTTTCCACGGGTGAGAAACTCCCCAACGGATTCAGTATCTGTCTTAATAAGCGCACTAGCCGTGTGCGCATAACGCGGGCGCTGGCTAAGTTAGGGATGGACGTGACATTTGAGGAGTACCCTACTTATGGAAACGCCCACGTCAATTCCGTTTCTCTAGGCCGGACGTTTTTGAGATGGTTTGGAGCCGACTGCTATTCGAAGCATATTCCAGAATTTATGTACAATTGGGGGCAGAAATACCTTCAAAGTCTGGTTGAGGGAATAGCCGAAGGAGATGGAACAGATTGCAGCGATTCAACGCCGGGAGCAACTCAAGTTTACACAACTTCCCGAGTTCTCGCCTATCAACTTTGGCATATCCTAGTGACACTTAGGGCTCATCCATGCTTGAGTCTAGTTCCTCGGGAAGAAGGAGAAACAGTCACCATAAAGGGAATCACTTCCAAAGTAGCCCCGGCGTGGTACGTTTGGTGGACTGATAAAAATCGTAGGGCACGCCATCACACCTTCTATTATGAAGGCTATTATTGCATGCCAGTGAGGTCTCTGGAAGATTTTCCGTTTGAAGGGACCGTTTACAACAAATCCGTTTCTCCTAGCGAAACTTACGTGGCAGGGGGAATTTGCTGTCACAATTGCATCATAAAAGACAACTTGCTCAAAAACCATTTCAAGTTGTTGGATTCCAAGCTGACCAACTACCGTGAAGTGGTCCATAAATTCGGTAAGCAGTTCAAATTCTCGCATACCGAGATCGCCAAGCTAGACCCGAATTTGGGAATCCCACTCGTGACGCTGGAAATCTGTAAGGATGGTCGGAGTCGTGAGGCCCGTCAGCGGAACAAGCTCAAGTCCGTGCGCCCCGCGTCCGTCCCAAAAGTTGTAACCCACGCCCCGCCCGCGCTCAAAGTTCTCCTTAAAAGAAAGGCTTAAAGGAATAAAAGAGGCCGGTCGATGAAGACCCGGCCCCCCGAACGGCTGTTATCCTGAATCCCTCTTTTCGGGACCATTAAGCCGCCCTCGTTGAAATTAGATGACAGACACCGACGCGATGGTCATCTCATACCCGAGAGGATCACTCCAGTTCGGCTTGTCAGCCGTGCCAGAAGCGGTGCCCCATTCCAAACCGAAGTACGCGCTGCAATCGCCAACGATCATGTCAGAGACCATCTCTGCCAAGGCCGTTCCACCAACTTTGTTCAAGCCGGGGCCGAATGCGTTGCCGTCCTTCATCAAGCCGAGCGAAACAACCAATGCGCCCGAAGAGGCACCCGTCAATCCACCTAAGTTGCTGCCGGCTGGGTTAGCAACACTAACTCCAGATGAGCCAACAACCGTTCCCGAAACAGAGGAACCCTTGTTGAAGTGACCAACCACGATGTTGACGCCGCCGTCGAATACCGGAGCAGCTGGTGTGTAGTAACCACCCGTTGCGCCGCTGACCTTGTCTCCGTTGACGAAATCCTCGGGGTACATACTGTCCACGTTCACGGTTGTAGTTCCCGTGACCGGGACGCAGGTGTAAAGGTAGATGCTAGGGAAGAATCCATCCAGACCCCAATCACTAACATCGCCGCCTAGCAGTGCGATGGCCTCGTCGGTGAGCTTCACGTATGCTCGCTTGGTCCACACGTTGCTCTTGTTGTCCTTGATAACCGGATCAGGAACCTGGTTGACCAGGGCCGTAGCACCGGACTGTTGAAGGTTGAAGGGAGACGGATGCTTCACTCCGATGACCGCAGCAACGAGAACATCGTTTGTCACAGTTGCCTGGACGTCTACGACGTCGCCTTGCTGATTTGAAAATGCGTTGCTAACTCTTGAAACTTCTGTTAAACTCCATGCCATAGAACACCTCTACTCAGGGACTGATAGCTAGGAATCGTAATTCGCGATTACTTTAATAATGGAGTAATGAACTAACTATCTCAATTCATAGTAGTGACCCGACCAGAGATTCTATCAATTCGCGTTCCTAACGCAGATTTTACTCCGTACTTTGCCTTTCTTGCGTCATTAGTCCCACTTGGCAAAGGAGGACACGAACATCACATCCTGCCTCAGAAGGAATTCCCAGAGTTCATGAAGGATCCAAATAATTTAATCCGATTAACACCGGGAGACCACTTTAAAGCTCATTATTGGCTGGCAAGATGTGCACCGAAACATGCGTCATTTCAAATAACATTCTTCTTGATGTCGAATAGAAAATTCTCACAACAGGTTACTGTCAACAAATTGCCAGAATACACTAAAATCTATGAAAGAGGACAAGCAAGGCAGGCAGAAGGAGGACGAATTCAAGGGCGAAGGAATAAGGAAAATGGTTCGATCCAGAAGTTAGGAGCAAGTGGTGCAGGTGGAAACGCCCACGTGAAAAGTGGGTTTATTCTGGAGTTAGGGAAAAAGTGGGGGGCTAAAAACTTTGCTAAGGTGAGAACTCCCAAACACCAGAGTGTCGCGGGGAGAACATCCAGCCATGTTCGCTGGCATGTCAAAAGAGGCATAATCAGTCCCGCTTGTAGGATTTGTTTACAGATGCCCCTTCTTGGCCCAGACGGGCGGTTACTCTGGGGAGAGACAATCTGAAATGTCTCTCCTCAGGGGTTACTTGTATGTTATTGCAGATAAAGATCGTAAGTATGCAAAAGTGGGGATGTCCAGAGATGTGCTATCACGGTTTGTTGACCTTCAATCTTCCTGTCCACTTCATCTTGAAATTGTTCATGCTTTTCCGTGCACCTATGTTAGTGTGAGAGAAGTCATGGTACATCAGAAACTGAAAGAATTATGGGTTAGAGGAGAGTGGTTTCATTGGGACGAAGAGCGAATCCGCACAGCGATGGCTGATGTTCTAGCTTTCCCGGACGATACTATCAAGAAGACTCTTGCCGAACGAGGTTTGTTAGATGTAAAATCGAAACCAAAAAAGCCCTACGATTACCCGGTTAAACGATTGGACACTGGCGAAGCATTTCCCAGCGCAAAAGTGGCCGCTCTGACTGTGTTTGGATCAGCTCACATAGCCTCCAAAATCAAGAAATCAATAAAACAGAATTGTTTTTGTGGGCCGTGTAAATGGGCAGTTGCCGAAGATGATGAGGTCGTCTGGCCCGTTTCTTAATGTCTTAATGTCTGCCGTTCCCGTTCCTGCCGTTCCCGTTAAACATGCCTGAGATTTTGGCAAGCCCGTAAGGACTGACTGAGAACACTGCGAGAGCGTAGATAATCATGGGCATACCACTCACCCAGGTTTTTATGGTTACAGTATCGGGTCTGTAGAAAGCGTGGCGGATCATAAAGGCGATGAGCGCCATGGACCAAATGCTCAATGCTACGCTGAGCATGCGGCTGCTAGACGGTTGACCATTCTCACTGAAGGCTGCTACGAGGAACGCGATGAGCTTGGCCCCAAATGTCTTGGCGCAAGTGGAAGCTTTCTTTCTCCTCTTTCGTTTCGTCTTGACGGTTGGGTCCATATACTATCTTTCTCTATTATGCTTTCCACAAGTACACGGTTTTCCTCGGTTGATGTTCCATTGTTTACAACTGGTAATGCGCCCGCCTAAAGCCCTATCTTCATACGTGGTTTGAGCGCGCATCTTAGCCAATTGACCACTTTCCAAATTCTTTTGCCCGCCCTTACGGACAGCAGCTAAATGCTTTTCCGGATGGTCTTTTATCCATTTTCTCAAACCCTCGTTGGCTTTGGCTCGAATGCTGTCTAATTGTCCACTATCAACAGCAGCTTGCCCGCCTGCACGACCCCCGGGAGAACGATATCGACCTTCGACTATCTTCATGTTAGAGACAGCGCGTTTTCTGATTTCGGGATTTTGCCACATGAGACGAGAATTTTCGGCTATTTTTAGGCGCGTTGATTCAGGGTGCGTCCCAGTGAAACCTTCTCCACCCCGACAGATATTGTAGCCGATATCCGGGTTCTGGGAGTCGTACTGTGCAATCAATACTCGCTCCCAAAAGCAGATTTCTTCATTGGTGGTTAGGGTAGATATGAGGGGATAAATAGACCAACCTTCTGGACCTTGGTACTTTTTCATTGCTCGGAAAAGATGAGAGCGACCTTGATATTTATCCGTTCTAGCGTCGTGGAGCTTCTCGCAGAGATACTTCTGGAGGTTCTTAGTGACTGTCTTACCTACGTAGATCTTATCAGTTATGTGATTGATAATAATGTAAACGAACATTTCTGGCCTCTGTAATAGATACCGGAAAGTTCGAAAATAAGTATTTTCAATCTAGCTGTTCTGTCCGAACAACCAGGCGGTAGTTTGCGCCGTGCCGTTGGTGCCTTTGACCACCCGTAAGTAATTCCAAACCAAGCACGAAGGATTGAACATCGCGCCGGTAGCGCCGGTTGATCCGCTGTTGAACACGACTTGCGACTCTCCAAATTCCCCCGACGGTCCAGTCCAACCACTTGAAGTAAACACACCTGAAACATTGATGCCCGATGCTGGGCTGCCTGAAGTGTTTGAGCCGGGAACCGCAATTGCGTTCGTCTGGAATGCGTAGAGAAGGAAAGGTTCGCCCATGGGGACCGGACCTCGGAACTGCCCTGCCCACATGCCACTTGGGCTGGCTGCGTAGTTTTGCAGGCAATACGGGCCACCATTCAGGCTGAGATACACATTGTACCCGTAGGCCAAGCCGGCAGGATCCTGGGCCGGGGAAGCGAGTTGTAGACTTTGGTTGGCAGCTACCACGAAAGACCCTGAAGCGGTGCTTCCGGTGGTCTCGCCCGCGTCTGTCAGGTAAGTCACAATCGCTGTGTAAGATCCGGGATTTGACAACGGCGCGGTGATGTTGCCAGGAGAGTAAATGAATAGGCTTAGAACCGGCGCGGAACCAGGCGCGGCGATTGCGGTCCCGTTTGTTTCGACATTCGGATCGTTGGAGGCTTCAATCCAGACCGGCGATCCGTCCAATTTGCCTAGTTGTACGGAGAGAGCCGACAAGTTAGAGATGTTACGCCAAGCTCCGGCAGCGGCGTTCGTAGAGCTGAATAGAAGGTTGTTTACAGGCAACATAAAGAAGTCTCCATTTTTGTGTATCTAGGTTGAGGTTCGTAAAACGGTTTCCCATAACGAGAAGCTAACGCCTTATGGGATAACCAAGCCTTATATTCGGGAGACCGAAGATTCATCTTATCCTTGATGGCTTGATTATGCTTTTCGGAATTTTTGGTCCCTAGTTTAGCATTTGCGAGAGCCTTTCGATGTTCATGAGAAAACACACGATTTTTCATTGCTTTTGATTGGGCTTGTCTGGATTCTTCTGAAACCTTGTGGCCTAACTGTGAGTTGGACATGATGCGTTTAGTTTCTGTTGTGTGCCTACGATTCGCCATTGGTCTTCCTGCTACGAGAGCGATGTTGTACCCGGTTTTCACGGCGTCGAATATATCGATCGCTAGTTGTTCTTGCCAAAGGAGATTTTCTTCTAAACAAAGTGTTAGGATTTCAAATTCGAATACTTTAGAGCCATATTTTCTCCAGGCAGCTTGTAGATGAGGGTTGTCGTGAATGCCAGTTCGCAGTTTACTAAGATGGGTTTTTCTACGATTTTCTATGTCCGAAGAGCTACCAACGTAAACTTTGCCGTTTAAGGTGTTCAACCAACGGTAAACCCCGCAATTGAAAGGATTGCCCATGTATTTAATCCAAAAGCTAGGAAACTCGTCTAGAAGGTGACTGTTATCGTTTTCTACTGGCGTTTTTTAACTTCCCTCCCCTTCAGTTGACAGGAGACGTATAGTCATGGGTATACTCCGTTTCGTACAAATGGCAGGAATCGGTGGATTTCCGAAGGAATCTAGAGGAAAGCGCGTTGTTCTTCACGATGTAGATGGTATCAGCAAGAAATCTGGTACCGATGAATACGGAAACCAATGGACACAATTTGAAGTGGACTACATGGCTGAACAACTACCCGGAGAGTGTTCCATTTGCGGAAAAGAACTTGAATCAGGTTGGATGTGTCTGGACGGTGATCGGGTCGATTTCGGTGGCCTTGACAATCGTGGTGAAGAAGTTTGTGACGAGCACGTGGTTTACGCCGAAGATCTAAGTGAATTGTTGAAGCACGGAATCAAGTTTAGCTTCGATGAGCCTCTTGAACCCGTTCTTAAAGAAATCAAGTCCAAAAAAGAACAACGGAGAAATCGGGATCTTTTGCGTGCACGTAGAGGCAACAAGAATCATCTTGCTTCAGAACCGAATGCAGAAACCAAGCGGAAGATCGCCAGCATGGGACTAACTAGGTGTGCTGGAAATGTATACGAGGCACCCAGCACTAAAGACTTTTGGCAAGTTTCAAGTGATGGTGGTATCAGACGGTTGTGTAGTGGAGACGAAGTGGATAATGGAGAAAGCATTGCAGCGGCTCCCAAGGACCAACCCATGGAATTTCTGAGTTCTATCTTGGATGATCTTTCTTTTTAACATGATTGTTTACAAAATCAAAAATCGAGAGAATGGAAAGGTTTACATCGGGAAATACTGTGGAGAAAACGCCAGTGATCGATGGAAGCAACACCAAAGGTGTGCAAAAGCGGATGATTCTGGCTATCTTTATAACGCACTTCGAAAATATGGTTCTGAATCTTTTACTCTAGAGGTTCTCTACACAGCAAAGACTCTAAAAGAGCTTTCTAAGATGGAAACTTTCTTCATAATCTTACACCAGAGCCAAAAACCAGAGAATGGCTATAATTTGACTTTAGGCGGGGACGGGGCGTCACCGGGTGAATTCAATTCTATGTGGGGAAAGACTCACACACCAGAAGCACGAGCGATTATGAGTGAAGCGACGAAGAAAATGTGGTCGGAATCTCGGGAAGAACTAATCAAAGCCCAACGCGCAGGATGGACTACAGAATGCCGAAAAGTTGCTAGTGATTATAGAAAATCTCATCCAACTGCGCTCCCCGCTAATCTTTGTGAACCATTCCGAGAAACTATTTCGAATCTTGTACAAAGTAATAGATTAGTAAACGCCAAAGAAGTAATGAAAATGGTTACTCCTTTAGGGTTTAAAGGTAGTCTGGGTGATATTTTTGAATATCTGTTCAAACTTCGAGGGCCAAAATCTCAATACGTGAAACAAATAAGAGAAGTCCCTGCGTTCTGCCAGAACTGTGGCAGGGATATGCCTTCAGCTCGGGATACGTGGGATGCGAAAAATCGTAGGTTCTGTTCCAGAATTTGCGCGAATAGATGTCATTTCAAAAAAGTGAAAGGAGCGGCATCTGCAACCGCCGCATAATATTATGGCTGATCATTACAAATCAGAAATTGATCGTCTCCTAGCCGACAACATGCCAGATTTTGAAGAAGTTCAAATGGCGGGGGCAGAAGCTTCGGGTAAGGACCAACTTGAACGCACCCATAAATATCAGGAAGAAGATTTTCTTGATGGTCTCACTGACATTTCGGAAGTGGATTCGTACCACTCTATGCTACCGGCAGGCGGCAGAGGCGGCAAACGTACCGGCTCGCAGCAATCGGAAGATCGCGTAAGAGACCAGGAGTCCTCCATGCCCCGGCTCAGCGCGTCCAAAGTGATCAACCGCACGGCTCGAGCTTTGAGCGACGAGTCAGCGTTCTTCGACGTAGTGATGGACTTGGAGAAAGCTAAAGGTTACTTTAACGATAAGCGCGAAATTTCAAATGAGGAAGTGCAAGCCTACATCAAGAAGATGCTCAACCATGGCGTGCCTCCGGTTAAGATTCAAGCGGCATTGAACAAAATGGCCGAGCTGCAGTTGTTCCAGCACAACATGGCGACGGACTACTTGAACCGCAACGCGGGCTTGCTGGGCATAGCATATCTCCAGCCGAACGATTTCATGGACAAATGTCCCACCACGTACGAACGTCTGAAGGTGAAAGGTGCGGGCAAGATCCAGGCCAAGTCTGTAAAGCAGATCCAGGCTTGTGAAGGCTGTATGTTTTTCAAAAAGGACGCGGGCCAAAAGACGTGCAACCTTTATCACCTGCCGGTCATCAGTTCCCAAAACGAGTTACTTACTGTTGTCAATAAGATGACAGCGGGTGTCCCGGCTAACCAGAAGAAAGCCGCGTTGGTGAAGATTGCCAACCACGAGCCTGAGAGAACCCCGATGATCAACCACGTGGTTTCTTCCCGGCCTTCGCAGAAAGTCGTCAACACTAGTCCGAGCCAAGCACGTGATAAGCAGAAGAGAGCATCTTTTGAACTCACCGCTGGTCACATCGAGAAGCTACACAATGCGGGCAACACACTAGAGAAGATCTATGACTTTGCTTCGAAGAAAGTCGGGACCGCTAAGGCGGGCCGCGCTGTCCGTGAGTTCGTGGCCTCTCTAAAAGAGCACCACACCAAGATTGCGCTCTCGCAAATCGATTGCACTTTCTTAAAACAGAAGCTGGGAGTACAAAATGCTATCGTTGGAGCAGCCAAATGTGGTTCTTGTACTTTCCGCCAAGGGATGCATTGCGGCTTGACAGGCGGCACGCTAGTGAGCTTCCCGGGCATGGATAAGCAGTCATCCAACCACAAGATCGCCGCTGGTGCGCCGAAGGACGGTCGCGCTATGTTGCAGGAATTTGACAGCACAGCACCTTCGCCTATAAAAGACCTTGAAATAAATGATTCAGGACCTGAACGGTTAGATGTTAAGATGGGGAGCATTATGACAGCAGGTGATTTAGAGTGATCTTCTATACCTACCTCTGGCTTCGTACCGATGGCTCTCCTTATTACATAGGCAAGGGACATGGCCAACGTGCCTATCGAAAAGGATGCCCATCTGTAGAAATCGTTCCGGATTTCATATCTGAGCCAGATTCTACTCGGATTCTTGTACAAGAATGGCCCGACGAAGCCACAGCCTTTGCTTACGAACGATACCAGATTGACTTTTGGGGACGAAAGGATCTAGGCACAGGAATTTTGAGAAATTTCACGGACGGTGGAGAAGGAGTTTCTGGTATACGATTTACTCAAGAAACTCGTCGAAGGATGAGTGTTTCCCATTTAGGCCAAAAAATGTCTGAAGAATTCTGTAAGATAGACAGCGAAAGTCATAAAGGTCTTAAACATTCCTTGGAAACTAGAAGAAAGATTAGTGAAAATCAAAAAGGAAAAATGATTACAAACACTAGCAGAAGAAAAATGAGTGACAGCCATAAAGGGCTTTCTCCTTCCATGGAAACCAGGGAGAAAATGAGCAGAGCGCAAAAAGGACGTGTTTTTTCTTTTAAACATCGGTTGGCTTTGAGCCTATCCCGCCAAAAAGTTGCGAGAATGGAGATACAGAATGCCAACGGTTGATCAGCCCCTTAATATTTCAGAAGAATTTGGGGATCCCCTTACTTTGAAGATAGAGGATCCTTATGATCTTATCCTATTTCGTATTAAAGACCCAAATTGTCCAGTAGCCGAAGTGGGTAGGATGATATCGGTAGAAATTGCCAAAGCTACTAGAGATTTAGCTAAACTTGCACAAGATCCAACGATGGTATGGAGAAGCAAGCTCATCATGGACCAAATAAAATCCCTACGAGAATTAAATCGACAGCTGTCCGAGACCGAAGTTCTAAGTCGGAAAGACATGTTGAACATGGACGGACCGAAGTGCCAGTTCTTCACCCGTGAACTCGCCAAGCTGTACAAGAAAGCGTTAAAAGATGCTGGTTGTGAAGGTTCTTTGATAGAAAACGCAATCCGTCATTTCGCGGATTTGCTGGCTGTAGACCAAGACCGAATTCGTCGTGAGTTGGAGGGAGTATAACGTGAAGTTGATTGATATGAAAGGACGTCAGTGTGGCAAATGGGAGGTGCTCTCCTATGCTGGAGACGGTAATTGGAATTGTCGTTGTGAGTGTGGAACAGAACGTCCGGTTGCAGGGGTTAATCTACGCGATGGATGGAGCCAAGATTGTGGATGCGGACGGAAGGAAACACTTCGTCAGCGTAATCAAACTAAAGTTCAAAAAGAAAAGGTTGTTCATGGCTTAACCGGGAAACCAAAATCTCCCAAACATTGCGAGAATATTTCAAAGGCAGCTAAAATTCGCAATAATCAACCTGAATACCACGCGATGCTGGTGGAAAATGGAAAGAAGGGCGCGGCTGGGTTGGTGGAAAGAAACAAGCAACGAGCGTATTCTCCCGAAGAGACTAAAGAACGCAGTTTAGAAGATTTGTTTCGTAGCTATCGTGGGGACGCGGCTCTTCGTGGTCTGACTTGGCAACTTTCTCGAGCTGATTTTGATGTTCTAGTGTTTGGATATTGCCACTATTGCGGCCAGGAGCCTCGACAAGAACGCAAATTTTTGATCAATGGGGGCATTATTTACAATGGCATTGATCGCGTAGCCAACGAGCTAGGTTACTTTTTCGCTAATTGTGTGTCTTGTTGTGGTCGTTGTAATTGGTGGAAAGGTCAACTTTCAAAGCAAGAATTTCTTGAGCATGCTAGCAAGATAGCTTCCCACGCTCAAACTATGAAAGCAGGAGCATAAAGTATGGCACCCTCAGGCACCGTTGCACTCAAGTCGTTTCAATCGTTTATGGTTAGTGATTCACTGCTTCAAAGAGTCGTCGAAGCTGTCAAGGCTGGCGAGAAAGAAGCTCGCTCCACGGGCGATATCCAAACCTTCGAAGTTTTCTACAAAGGCTTCAGGCAGAATATTTCTACCGGCAGGATCATGGTCATCCCGGCCAAGGTCGCAGATTCTCGCGAAACTTTCCCCATCGCGCTCCTGTACGGCTGCTTGGTTCGCCAGTTCGGCGGCGAGGAAATGGCCGATATCCTTAACTACAAGATTGGAGACACTGAGTTTGACGAGTACAGCAAAGCTGATCTAGCAGCCATCAAAGACAAGGTCTTCAAGAACAAGGAAGGCAAGTACGAAAGTCTCGTGATGTTCGCTCCGTCGTGGCACAACAAGCGCGAGTACATCGCCTTCAAGTTCACAAAGGACGATGAGCAACTGACCAACATGGTCCGTCACTTGGTGTTCAACGTGTACTTCGATCCCGCGTTGTCTTCAGCGTTTAACGCTCTGATGACCGATGTGGCGACCGATAAGATGGACGTCTGCAATGTCACCCCGAAGTTGAACTTCCCTGGTATCGCCGAGAATCCGCTCAAGGACTATCCGGATATGCAGAAATTGGGCGCGGGCCGGAAGAAAATCTTCTTGACCAAGAAGACCGCCGCCGCTATCGAACAGAGCATTCTGGAGCCTGCCGAGATGGATGTGATCGCGGCTCTCAACACAGCTGTAGAAAAAAGCCTGGGTAAGAAGGCTGGCGATATGAAACAATGCCGTAAATGTAAGGAAACAAACGTACCCGACGCCCGCGTGGCCAGTCTTTGCGACAAATGTTTGAAAGAAATCCGAGAATCCGAAAAGAAAGATAAGAAAGCCTGTGGTGAGATGCCGGTCGTGGAAGTTCCCAACGTCGGGCCGGGTACGGTTTCCGCTGAAAAGGGATTGCCAGAGAAGGCTACGGAAGATCTCGGACCGCGTGATCGCCAAGAGCCTATCGGCATCGAGCTGAACCCGGACACTACCCCGAAGGTTGTAGCTGGCGAGGGTAAAGAAGCTGCTAAGAAGACAGCTGATTATCCTTGCCCCAGTTGCTATGTGCCCGGTGCAGAAGGTCGGGATCGTTGGATAAAAATTCGTCCTGAAGGATCTGGATATCTCCCTTGTCCAAATTGCAATTATGATCCTAACAAGAAGCCTTCCAAGACCGCTGCACCCGATGCCGCTGTAGCACCGGCTCCTCAGAAGGAAGAGGTTGTGTTATACAACCAACAGGGTGGCTCAGATAAAGAGTACCGTGTTATCATGACTCCGGCTGGTAACGATACATGGACTGTCGAGGCCTTCAATGGTCCCCGTGGCAAAGCCACCCACAAAGCCCAGAGTTTCGGTCCTCTGCGCCAGGACCAAGCCAAGAAGAAGTTTGAAGAACTCATTGCTGCGAAAACCTCTGGTGGATACACCCGTTCTCTGGAAGAACAACCGAAAGCACCCGGTTCCGATGCTCTACAACCTCTCCCCGCACGCGGCCAAGGCAGTGTCATTCAGCTCGAGAACCCCATTCAGGTTGCCCTGTACAATGGCATGTTGATTGGACAGATGTCTGACGGTATGTGGGAGAACTCCTCTCCTATGAACCACTGGCGTCCAATGGCTGAAGCAGACGTTCGTATCGGCAAGCCTGGCATGAACTTCTCTCCCCGGCGCACTTACAGTTTTGTGACTTTGATCCCATACGTTGGTGAGGAAATGCTGGACCTAGCGCGGGCGACCAAGGCATATCCCAGCGCTGATCTCGCCGATCTGAATCACGCGATTCCTTACGTTGTGGAAGCACGGACAGAAGATTTCAAGGAGGATTGGCAGAAGAAGTACGTCGAAGAGATCCTCAAGGCCACTGGCGAGACTGACATTGAACAGTTTCGCGCAAAGGTTAAAGGACAGCCATACGGCATGGGTGAACTGCGCAAGGATTTACGCGCCATCCAGAACGTGGTCAACGGCCAATATCACAAAGACAATGACATGCGTCTCAGCAGCATTAAGAAAGAAGGTAAGGATCGTAACGAGACCATGGAGTACAAGGGGCACTCGTTCAAACTCACCACTTGGCAAGAGCGGGACCGTCTGAACATTAGTTTGACCGATGAATGCTGCGGTGGCGCGACTGTTCTGGATCTGTGGGATGACGATGCTCGTGGTTTGGTCGAAGATGGTTTCATTGACCCACGTAACATGATCCAATCAGCTGTAGATTACGCTGATTCCTTGGGTCTTATCACCTCTCAACCAGACGAGGATCAACACCAGTTTGAAGCCTCCTCCGAAAAGAGCCGGCAGACCGCCGCGAAGCACGAAGCTATGTTGCAGAAGAACTATGGCGAACGTCGCAAGGTTGCTGAGGAAGTTCCTTCGGCGAACAGCGTTTTAGACGAGGTTCTCACCGACATGGGACAGGCACCAGAGGTTAAACTCCCCGGCCAAGACAACACCAACACGGAGCCGGAACGTCCGGTGACAACCCAGGCTGAACCTACGACTGCACCTACTCCTGAGCCGACTGATAAGCCGGAAGAGACGAAAGCCGAAACCAAGCCGGAAGATCAATTCTTTGAGAAGCAGCAATCGGAATCCGTAACGAAAGAAGCGGCGGAACATTGGAATTGGGAGGAAGGCCGCACAGCCGCTGTGCCTAAGCAGACGGTTGTTTACAGAAAGAAAAAGAAAGGCAGCACGGCTCAGAAGGTTGCTGACGTCATGGATCTTCTAGAAGGCATGGGACACTTTGGTATCGGTTCACGCTACGGCGCGGCTGTAGCCGAAGACATGGCCGGTGCCAAGAGTGAAGTGGACTTTGACAAGGCCGAAGTTTCCGGCGATGCGCGTTCCGAAGAAACAACTGCTCCGATTAAACTGGAGCAGCACGTTGGTGCGGAGAAAATGGCTGCACAACCTTTACCCCAAAAAGGCACTCCTGAATGGCACGAGTTGAAGATCGCTCTGGATTCTTTCAAAATGAATCCGGCCATGTTGGGCGTTATGGGAGGAACAACCATAGAACGAGCTGCCCAGACCTTGGCTCGTTACGGTTTGAAATGGGATGAAACCAAGAATAAAGCTGTGAAGGCAGCTCCGGCATCTCATCTTCACGAGCAGGCCAGTGACAAGACTAGTGCCACTTACACTGAAGAAGGCATTCTGCCCTCGGATACTTCCGAAGGCGGCAAGGCGCATTACTTTGGGGAGTCCCAAGAGTTGCCAACCCGTAAGCAGGTCGAGTGTATGGACTGCCGGCACGTTGGCCCGCCGAACCGCTTCGGGCGCTGCGAAAAGTGCCAAAGCGGAGCGATAACCGAAAAGATTCACTTGGATAAGAGTCCTTCGTCTGAGGCCAAGATGGTGGGAGCTTCTACGAAGAAATCTGACGATCAACGCAAGGACGACGTTCCGGTGACCCCGGAAGGCAAGCCGAGCGAGGATAAGAAGCAGCCAGTTTCCGACTTGGCCGATGGTCCACCCGAAGCACACGACGTACCGCCGCCTGTGGACAATAAGGTGGCTGATCTCGATCCTATGCCAACGGAATGGAATGATCCAGGCGCTGATTGGGAAGTTGTTGTAGACAACATCGGAACGGTGTATCGTGGCTTCGATGAACTAGAAGCCCAAGATGCCTACGACAATTACGTCGATCAGAGCCTTAGCGGTGTTGGAAGTGTCGGAGGATCAGTCACTATGATGCATAACGGTGAACCCGTGCAGGAGCACAGCGAATCCACTGTTGAGGAAGAAGTAGATCCTTTGGCGAATATGCCTGGTTACCGTGAACATTCTAATTCCATGGACGCACAAATGCAAGCATTGAACATGGAAGACCAGGAAAATCTAGGCGAACCCGAGGGTGATATCCTAGGCGAGTTTTAAGGAGAGGTTTTATGGCGACGACAATTGTTCCAGCGACCGGGGCACCCGGTTCGCCGGCAACTCCGACAACGGCAGCGAAGGCAATGACTCAGATAAACCCTGGTCCAATTCGGACATTCCTTAAGGATCATGAAACACTGCTTATCGTCTGCATCCTAGTTGTCTTTGTTTGGTTCTCCTACGGCAAAATAGCCGACGTCATCGCAGAGCATGACAACAAAGTTCTCCAAGCGCAGAAACTTGTCACCGATGCTGATGCCAAGGCCGCTGTGCAACTTCAGGCGGTTGTGAAGCAAGACGCAGAAAATCTCGCAACTATCACCGCACAAAAGGATGCTGCTAATGCCCAACTTGCCCAAGCGAATGCAGCGTTATCAACTGCGCTGGCAGCTCGTCAAAAGACAGATGCGACTCTCCCGCTCCCGGAGCTTGCTGCGCGTTGGCAGGTTCTTGTTCCTTCTGCAACCCCGGTGGCTACGACTTCCGGCGTCGCTGTTTCTGCTTCTGGAGCAGTGGCTACGGTAGTCGCGTTGGAACAAATCCAGCCACTGAAGGATCAACTTGCGAATGAGACGACGGCTAAAGCAAACGATGATGTGATGTTGACCGCTGCTAACAAGAGCATCACGGATTTGAATTCGCAAGTAGCCGGTGTGACCAAGCTGGATACGGATCACCAGGCTCAATGCAAGGACGAGAAGAAAGTCCTTGTGGCGCAAGCACGCAAGTCGAAACGACGTTGGTTTATCGCTGGCTATGTTGCCGGCTTCATTTCACGGCAATTGATCAAGACTGAAACAGGATTCTAAGGAGTTGTATATGGCAAATGTCGGTGGGAGTTTCTCTGATGACTTTCTGCTCACTGCACGAATAGCAGCAGTGAAAGATAGGTGGGCGAAGTTTGCAATCTGGATTCGTAAAGCCGCTATCACGGTGACCCCCGGCGTAGGCCAAATGATTATCAACATGAACGGGCGTGACTACGTTCTTCGTGGAGCGGATGCCGACAAATTCCGCAAGGAGTACGTGGCCATCCCTCGGCCCGAAATTAAAGTCAACGCACTGGTTGAGAAGTACATGAACGCTCTACAGCCGCTGAAGAAGCAGACGGTACCCATGGCACCAGGCGTGCAGGAGAAAGAGAAGCAGGAGCAGCGCGGCAAGGAGTTAGTTGACGCTGAGAATTACTGGGCCGGCAAAGGAGCACCTACACCACAAGAAGAGAAACGGTATGTGTCTAGCCTGGTAGAACACAAAGAAGAGAACAGAGGTCAGGCTCCTGAGTTTGAACCTTTGACGGCTGCAGTGACTGGTGATCCTCAAATGATCGCGGTTCTAGAGAACGCCGGATGGCAGTTGCAAGGTGCCGGTTATATCAACTTCAATCGCCCTGGTGAGAAAATATTGGTTGGCCAGAAAGAATGGCGTCACGTCCGTGAAGACGGCGGTATGCTAGGCAAAGGGTTCGACAAACGTTCATTGATCAAATGGTTGGACTTGTTGGGAAAAGGTGCTATGCAAGTTAGTGCCGGTGAGAAAATTGCTGCTGACCTTGACTTGGATGGTTTTCTAGAAACAGCAGGTCGTAAGACAGGAGACGAATACAACACCCGAGCGACTGCTTGGACCGGAGAAATGAGTGACATCACCGGGGCTGAGGATACTGATCTTTCTAAGATGGGAGCAGTGGCAGAGATGGTAGAAGTTGGCGATGAAGTCCGAGTGAATCGTGGACATGGCAGCTTCTTACGAGGAACCGTCCAAAAAGTTCTCGAAGACGGCGTTGTAGTACGCAACCAGAAATTTCCCTTCTCGGCTGTTCAAACAGAGGAAGAGGTTGAGGAAGGGATCAAGCAGCATATACGCCAAGTGCGTGAGGAAAATCTTCAACCATCTCCTGAAGAAGTTAAAAAGATGCTTTCTGAGAAAGTTGATGTAGCTAACCCTACGGGATCTTGGCAAGAACTCGCCGATTACTTGCAAGGCGTGAATTACACTCTAAGACTGGAAACATCACCAGATCTTCTTGGGCAGGCGAAATCTCATTCTTACGAAACACGGCAAGCAGAATATGCTGACTGGACGGGGGGTGAAGAACTTCCCGATGAATGTGTGACCGATCGTCCCAAACAACCCGGACGTGGTTCGGTTGGTGGTTGGAGGTTAACGTTTCCATTCACTCCAGAAGTCAAAGACCTTATTCCTATTCCTATGTATTCTAGTGTAGGAGGTCATCCATCTAGAACTCCTCAAGCTCTTTGTCCAGATGGAAAAACTGTCAGGATAGAATACACAGAAGCAATTAAAGAACTAATTAAAGCGGGTCTTCGTATGCGGTGTACGGGAACAACAAAAGAAGTGACAGTGAGGTCATCTATGAGCACAAAACAGTCATGTGACACCCAATCCAAGGTTGACGAAGAGGTAATGCTCCCGGACGCTGGGATGGTTCCCGAAGGAAGTGAAGGCTCCAAGCAACTACCGCCCGCCGCGACCGCGCTGCCTG